ATACGTAATAGCATTTTGCACAAATTTTTTCCCCAAAACGCATATATTTTTGTGCAATCTGCTAGTGCCACAAATAACAGTACCCATCCCCCTGCAGGGTAGGGGAATGGGTATGATCTAGTAATGATTATGAAATATAAACGCTATTACACAAACAACGAACACATGGTAAACGTTGGAATCTGAATGGCGATTTGCGTCACTCCTGTCAAATTGACATATGCACCCGTGTCGGGCAGTGTAACGTTATGAATGGAGAGGTCCGTGCCTTTGACCATTAACTGGCAGTTGATCTTGTGGAATCCTCCATCACCCACGACATACCCTGTCGTCATAGTTTGACAAGCCATAGCGATATCATACGGGCGTCCGTATTTTGTCGAAAGTGTGCCGATACTATACGTTGTGTCACCCTTAATTGTTTGTGATGCACAATTAACGGTCAGTCTCTGGTCGTCTGCTTTTGCCAGTGTCCAGGTATTTGCATAAATGCACTCCGAAAATCCACCCCATGAATATTTTGTGGCAATGCCAGCGGGTGCAAGCTCAATGCTGTTGTATGCAAATTGCGCGGCATAGGTGCCCGTTTTAATGGCGCTGACAATAGCGCCCGCAAGTAACTGATACCCTGCATCATTGGGGTGAATGTTGTCGGACGAAAACAGTGTATAATTGTGCATGATCTGCTCACATCCCGGCAGGTATGCACAGTTGCTCTCACCACATGCGGCATATGCGGGCAGTACGTTATTGGCAATGTTGGCTCTGGCTTGCCTGTCCGGGCTCCATGCAATCATACCAATATGCACAATGGCATTAGGAAAATTTGTTTTGCAGAGCCCTGCAAAAGACGCGATGTCTGCCGTGATTGTGTTGCCGCTGTAGTTGTTATCATTGTACCCACCGAAAACATAAATATCGGTGATTTCAGTCGGGTCCGGGATTGTGGGCAATACGGACGTTACCAGGTCAGCAAATTTGTAGCCGACCCTGGAAAAACCATAGCCACCTTGACATGCTTTGTAATAATCATCGGTTGCAAGGCCCAGAATTTGCGGGACTTTTTGAGCCCATCCCATGCCAGGACTTACACCGGCCCCCTCTCCCATTGAATAGCTGTCGCCCACAAAAAGGTACTTTTTCGGGCGGGCAATGCTATGCAGTCCGTCAATATCGTTTTGCAGCTTTTTGTCTGCCTGTTCGCGGGCAGTCTGCTCGGCTGTGATAGCCTGTTTTCTGGCGGTCTGTTCTGCCGCAATAGCATGCTCGCGGGCGGTCTGCTCTGCCGTGATGGCCTGCTGAAGCTGTGTATCTGCATGCTCACGGGCGGTAATTTCGTCGGCGATCTGCTGTCTGGCGGTGGTATCTTTGACTTTGTAGGAGACGGCATCAATGTTGATTTTGTCAAACTCTGCCATGGTAACCTCCTTACTTCTTGGTTGCGGCCGTGGTGTGGGTTGCGGTAGTAATTGTAATGGTTTCGGTGGTCGGCTGATAGGTAACAGTCACGCGGGAAAGTTTCTCAATCTCTTGAGTTTTTTTAAGCGCTTCGTTTGCCGTTTTTGTTGCCTCATTGGCTGCGGTGTTGGCGCTCTGCGCGTCGCTGCGGGCAGTGGCGTCTTTTACGTTAATGTTCTGGCCACCCAGATTAAAAATAGATACATCAGGCATTGTACTTACCTCCCTGTAATGGTAATGGTTTGGTCTGTCGGACTATACACATGGACGTCACCGCCGTAGACGGTACTTGCCGCACTGGACGGGAATCCCATGTTAATACTAGTATCGCTTACCCGATACCACGCCGTGGGCGTGCTAAACAGTCGTGAAATAAGGTCAACCACAGAAACTTCCACGCAATTCGTGCCAATCACCACAAGCGACGTTTTTGGGATGACCTGGGGGTTTGTGCAAAGGATATCCCCAACAAAAAACACACTGTTTGCGGGTAATTGTTCGGTTGCGGCCTGTCCGTTTTCTTGCTGGGGCGCTGCTGTGATAGCATTTTTGAGCGGGTCAATAAAATTTTGCAGGGTAAACACGGGGGTCCAGTAGTCAGTATTTGTGATCTGCACCCCCTGGGGGACGGGCTGAACGGAAAGATATGCAGTGCCGTCCTGCGGGTCCAGAACCAGGGTGTTTTGCGCGTACTGGCTGGTGATGTCCCACTTAATGGGATCCGCATACTTAATTGTATTGAGGCTAACAAAATTTGCAAGTTTCCGATTGAATTCATTAAGCGCCTCAATAATCCAATCCAGGTTCATATCGTGAAAATTGGTATAAGGTGCCTTGTGAATCGGATAAATGTCATTCATTCGCTCTCATCTCCTTAATATACCAGCAGGCAAAAGTTTGCCTGAATATCTGCAACGATCTTATTCACCGCGTTTTTGGCCGCAAGGGTCAGCTCCTTGGCGATCAGGTCCTGCGGGTCTTTGCCCGCCCTGCCCTTTTCGGTCACGGTGTCTTTGTAGCTGTCTTCGGCCTTCGTGGTGCCGTTGTTGGTGGTTGTCTGGTCGTCGGTGGTTGTGTCGGTGCCGGTGCTGGTGATCTTGTTACCGGTGCCCAGGGTGGTGGTACTCTTTTCGGCGGGCACAAAGGCCCCGCTGTCAAAACCCGTCACATCCCTGGTTGTGTTGTCACTGCCATTGTTTTGGCCGATGGTAGTAAGGTCAGGGGTCCGGGTTGTTTTGCCTGCCACCACGTTTTTGTTGCTGTTGGAGCCTCTGTTGGTCCCCTTGTGCTCCACGGTCCTGGTACGATCATCGGAGGCCAGCACGTCATAGTCAAGGCCCAGGGCTTTGGCATACCGGGTCCAGCTGGGCAACATGGTTTCTGAAAACACACCCAGGGCCCTTTGCATCGTGGGGCCATCGGTATAAAGCACTTCCAGCTCCAACGTATCAAAAAGTAGCTGGTTGCATACCGCCCCTTTGGATACGCTGTCAGGGACTTGCAGGTCGTCGAATAGTGTGGGGTATCCTGCCAGTAACCCGTTAAAGCTTAGTGTTGCGTGCATTGTTTGTCACCTCCTGTGCGCCGGTGTCGGGTGGGAATCTCCAATCAACCCACAACTGTGATCTGTCAATACGGAAAAGTTTGTGCACTCGCTCGCAACTGCGCTGCAGGCTGTCCAGCCACAGCGACGCTTTTGCAGCTGTCTCCACGTTGTTGGAATTGACCTCATCGGTCAACATGCGCTCTTTTTTGCTTGTGTTGGTGTTGGGGATACCCACCTCGGTATCAAAAAGCGCCTTGATGGTTTTTAGGGCCGTCAACAGCTCATTGGTGATAAAGTTGCCTTTGAGGTCTGCCGAAAAGTACATCCAGGGGGATTGACCGGCGGCCCCAGTCTTGGACGCTTTCAGCAAAGAGGCATCGACGAAAACAGCGGGATCTCCCTGCATGATCTGATCAAACATCTTTTTGAAAGATTCTGCGCCCGCCTTGTTACCGGCAGCAAACACATATGCAAGCCTGCTGTTGATTAGATTGCTCTGGATGGTCTGGGCGGCAAGTGCCATCAGGTCCCCATAATATGCCACAATATCCACCATGCCCCTGTAGTCAGGCTGCAAATTGATGATCTCGCACTGCCGCCCGATCTGCAAATATGGGGACCCCTTAATAAAAGGATTTGCAACGATGGAATGCGTCGGATTGTAAAAGATATTGATACCGGTCAGCCCCATGCGATCATATACCAGGCCGTACCGGTCGGTATCAAATACCGTCACACCGCCGGACCCGAATACCAGGTATTGTAAGCGGTTACTGGGCCAGGTTTCGGGCAGTGTCCACCGGACCATAGACACGGCCTCCAAAAACAGATATTTGCGAAAATAGTAAGACAGATTGTTGCCCTTAGTGTGCATGACAGACGGTGTTACCGGTGATACATGGGCATTGATCTGCTCGTAACTGTAGGGTGCCGTCATAACAGCTTGCCCCCCTTTGTCATCTTAAACAGCAGCCACACCGGCAGCTTGCCGGAAGGCCACGGGCCCGGCCCAGGACCCGGCCCAGGGCCAGGCTCTCCGCCTGCATCCCATTCCACTTCCCAGGTCCCGACCTGGTTGGGAATACCAAGGATTGCGGAGGGGTCCGTTCTGTTGGCGGTCCCATAGCCGCCTACCCAATATTCCCAATGCGTGTGAATGCCGCTCGCGTTGCCGGTCTGGCCTTGCTGCCCGATAAATTGGCCGCGTGTGATGGTTTCGCCAACCGTGTGAATCTGCTGGGCAAAATGAGCTGCCAGCCAATAGCTGTTATCGCTCATCTTAATCACGATATAGTTGCCCCAAGAATCGCTACCGGTCGTGCCGCCTTGCCACTTATGTGCCGTGACGATTGTACCGGCCATGGGTGCATATGCCTTATGATCTTTGTGCACGGTGTCAATGCCGCCATGGGGGCTGCCGTCAGAGTATGCGGGATATGCTGCAGACACTCTAATGGGTGACACTCCTGTGATACATTGCTTATAGATTGCCATTGTTTGTGCACCTCCTACTCTAAGAAAAAGCCGTTGCGCATAAAACTTTTAACGCTGTCGATCTCTGCAGCGGTCGCCGTTAGGGCTATGCTGGGGTCATCGACCATGATAAACCCGGGGATAGTGGACAGCTGCACACGCTGGCACAGGGGCCGGCCGTGATCTGCATTATTATCCTCCACAATCTCATAAAAAGCACCGGTCAAATACGGGGTGATACCGTATTTTGCGACGCTGGCCCCTCCGCCTTTTGACTGGCTGGTGACGGTGGTTTGTTGGGCACCGGATGCAATGCCGTTGACGATGTCACCGTTGCCAAAAAAGGATGCAATGCCGCCCGCCACAGCCCCAATTGCCGTCTGAATCAAGCCGCCCACACTGGCAAGCTCATTGACGTTGGTTGCGATCTGCGCCAGCTGCACCGGCACTGCCACGGTGCTGGACGTGGAAAAGACGATGGTACTAAAATCTTGCTTAAATGACACCTCCAGGACCGCGTCGCCGGTGCGGTAGTCAACCGTCAAACGGCAGTGTAATGTGCTTTGCCGCACAAACAAGTTAGCATTTAACTTGATCTCGCCAAAGGGCGGGCAGTACAGCGTGTACTCGGAATATGGTGCCCCGTCTGTGTACGCGCCTCTTGTGTTGAGCTGCGGGTGGTGCGGGGTCACAATACTAAATGTAAATACCTGTTTGTCGTTGCTGTTTTGTATAACATAAGCGTTCCCGACGTTCTGCAGTTTCCACCAACCGACGGGGATTGCGGTAATGGGGGTGCCGATACCGGCGTTGCCGCACGGAATCCAAAACGCTTTGGAGATATACTGGAGGGGATTAAACAGTGCTTTAGTAAGGGAGCTGCTGATCTCGTCCGCGCTAATATTAAGATAGTCGGTATTTTGTAGAAGTGCGGCCATGAGCTTTTGAAATGTGGTACCGCTCATTGCCAGATAAATGGCACCACCAAAAGACACATACCCCGGAGCATTGACCGCGACGACAAAAAAGCCCACATTGCCCTCCGGGTCGTCGGAAAACGGAGTGGAACTTGCCTTTACGGTCTTTGTGGTGATGGGTGCTTTTGTAGGGTACAGACTGTCTACAATATTGCCATCATACTTGGCGGACGATCTCACAACGTACTCTGTCGCGTTGCTGATCTGGTTCCGGTAACTTGCCAGGGTGTCGACGGTCATTGATGCAATCCAGCGTGCGTCTGAATATGTCCAGTTTTTAATCCAGTAGTAGCGGCCAAAAATGGGGATATTGCAATAATTGTACCCGGTGGGGTTACTCTCTGTTGCAATCTTGATTTCGGGGTCAATGATAGTGCAAGGGGCTTTTAGGTTGATCTCAAACGTTCGCCCGCCGGTGGGCAGCTTGGTGCTGTTTGAGCGCTTGTTGATCTGGTAAAATATTGCCTGCATGTTGCGCACCTCCTTATAAAATAACCGACGGGCCAAAGCCCGCCGGTGCCGGTCAGGACTTGGAGGGGTCAGCGTCCTTGTGCATGGTGGTTTTAAGGGTGGTGGCTTTAGCTGCGCGGCCAGTGCTGGGTGCGGTGACGTCGCCCGCCGTCATCAAAAACAGAACGGCATTCTCGGTAAAGTCATCGTACCAGCTCCAGCCATAATGGTACCAGAAATTGGTATACAGGCCACGCGCGTTCATCGGCGTGGGGACGACGCGCGACAGGCGCGGAGTGTAACCGATTGCGTCCCAGTCAAGCAAGCACCCAAACACGTTGGTCAGCTGCACCGCTGCATTTTTGGTTGCCACGCCTGCGGTACTGGTAACAACAGGGGTCGCGGAGATGGTTTCGCGCTCGTCGATATCCTGCCAGAACGTCACCTGTTCCGCGTCGCGGTACCGGAGCATATCATCGTGGAATACCTCGGGGATGACGCGGGCATCAATCTGGCTCTGGGTGCCGCTGTACAAATACAGGTGCTGGCGATCATACGGGGTATGACGCATAATGCTGTAAGTCTTGCCGCCGATCTCCCAGTTTTGGTGCCAGTTGATGGTGCGTTCCTTCATCAGACGCGAAATGTCGTTGATACGTCCATATGCGTACTTGGCAAAGCCCGGGAAATTGGCCTCCTTGTACACGTCGGTCACTTTGAGGGTCGTGCCCTGCTGGGCGTTGTACTCGTCTAGCAAGTAAATAACGCTTTTGGGGCTGGTGACCGTCATGCCGGTAAGGTGGTTTGCCATCAGGTTGTTGGCAAGGTTGCGCCGGTCGGCTTCGATCTGGTTGGAAAGATGGAGCACAAAAGAGGACCAAAACTGCGCCAGTTCCTCCGGGCCCTTAAATGCCGCCTGCATTTGGGTGTCGGCCTGGGTGTATACGCGGCTGTAGTTGGTCTGGCCGTAATAGTTGGTCTGCAGGACCTGGGGCTTGTGTACCTCGTACATGTCGACGCTCTGGCCCTCTTCCAGGGCCCACGCCTTATCTGTCACGGGGTCGGAATCGCAGAAATTGATCTTGCGAACGTGGTTGGTCCAGTCGTCGCCGGTAACCTGCAGGCGCTTCATTGGCGCATCATAGGGCCGGACCGCGAAAATAGTGCGGCCAAGCACCTGGCTGATAGCCTTGGTGTAGTTGTCGGTGCCGGTCAGCAAGATAACCTGCGCGACAGACACAAAGCTGGACGTGTCCACGATGGGCGACGTGGGTTCCTGGCCGGTCGCCATTTTGTTGATCTCGGTCAAAATTGCGGCAATATCCGCAAAACTCATACCAAGCGGCATATTATTTCACCTCCTGTCCAAAAGTGGGGTCAATAATGCGGGCCGTAACAGTGCTTGCATCCGCTGCAGGCTGCTGCTGGATACCAAGGCCCAGCGCATTGGCCTGCATGGTCTGGGTCATGGTCTGCATTGCCTGGGTGGTGGACTGCTGGCCCTGCAAAATCTGCTGCAGCAGAGCTTCAAGGCCATCATACTGGCCGACGGGCTGAGCGGGCTGCGTGGGCTGCGCGATCTGCTTGGCGGGCGGAGCCGCCAACGGCGGGACCTGCTGCGGGATAGCAGGATTCTGCACAGCTGCGGGGGCCGTCTGCGTGGGTTTGTCCATGGCTTCAATTTCGGCTTTCGTGTAGCCCGCCATAGCAAGGGCCGCTTTCTCACTGATTTTCAACTTTGGTTGCCTCCATAATAACATGCGTTTCATGCGCCAGGCATTTGACTACCTGGTCTTTGTCGCCTTTGGTGACGGGGCCCACAGCACAGCACTGCCGCGTGTGGGCATCGTTGGCCCAGTCACTGTAGTAGCCCAGGCCCAAACGGGTGCACAGTTCAGCCAGCAAGTATGCACGTTCGTTGGTGATCGACTGGGCAAAAATAATGTAGCATCCCATGGCGGTCACCCTTTTTTGATGTCGTCCAAGGCAACACGCATTTCGGTAATAGCTGCCGTGTTTTCTTTCACGACCGTGTTGCACTGGTACCACATCAGCAGAAATGCAGCGATCGGGAACCCGACGTTAGAAATAGCCTGAATCACAGTGTTAGCATCCATTTTGTGCACCTCCGTAAAAAATATGAATAGAATAAAATCCCCGGTTCTTGCGCTGGCTGACGCTTGCCCGCCCCTTCTGGGGGCTGCCTTTGGGCACCGGGGATTAACTTTATTATATTCGATTGTGAGAAAAAATCAAGTGGCGCTGCAGTACTCCCGGAAAAAAATTTCATCCGAATAGCGCTCAAACTCAATTTGCCGCTGCAGATACGCGGGCCAGATATACCCATAAGCGGCCCGGAATCGTTTCCGCTCATAGTCGCCGGTGCCGTACATCGGCATTTCGCCGGAGCGGTGCCTACATACATAATATACAGGCTTGCTTTTGTGCTCATAGATACAGCACCGCCCGATCTGCACAAGTGGGTAATATTCGCGCAAGGGGCGGGACGCCACCAGGCTTTTTTCCTCTGCGCTGTACTGGTTTTCAATCGCGGACCGGTAAAAGTCGGTACCACTCATTGACCGGTATAGAGCCGTATTTGCTTTTTTCCTTGCGATCGGACTGTCCACCAAGTCGATCAGCAAAATGCCCTTGTCTTTTAACAGCTTGACGCGCTCTTTTTTGCCGATCATCTTTTCCACCGTGTCTGTAATATCCCATTGCATATAGTAGGGGTTTGCCATGCCCACGGCATTCGACATGCACAATAGCGTGATGGGCTTTTGTCCTTGCAATTCGCGGTTTCGGTTGACCGTCTCGTATATGTTCGCCAGGCCCACGCCCTCACCGCGCCGGTAATAGTCGGATTCCTCTTTTTGGTACTCGTCCAAGATTATAATGTCGGTGTTAGGGCTCGAAAAACCACGGGTGCGGGCCATCGTGACAACATTGCCCAGTACACCCGACATTTGCGCCGGTCGAATAGGGACCCCGGTGTCAGTATAGGCCCCGGCATTGCCCACCTCGTACATGCCCGCAATTTTTGACATTTTGAACGGCGCATAGTGTGTATGCAGGTCATTGTTCAGCGGGGACCATGGCCACATCAAGGGGGACGAACAAATCAACTCCGCCTGCTGCGGCGTGCGACGCAAATACAAAAACTCTTCATCTTTTTCGTGCACATGCTTGAGGGCTCCGTATGTTTTGCCGGTGCCGCGTCCGCCCCAGATAAAAATGATAGGGGCACCGGTGGATAGAATGCCGTCATCCTCTGAAAAGTTGGGCCAGCCCTCGTCTGTATAAAGCTTAATCATCATACTACCTCCATGATCTTATACCCCAGTATCTTGGCGTATTCGTCGGTGATGCCAAGAGTGTAAGTATTATCGCAAATACATAGGTTTCTCGTTATGTGGACCGTGTGCCCGTCAACCACAAAGTCTGGCACCTTTGGGCGATCATTATATATAACCTGGTTACCGGCTGCAAGGCAAAAAGTAAAACCAGGCTTAAAGGCATCAAAGCCACCCCAAAGAGCCAGCTCCAGCCCTCCTTTACGCTTGCTGACTCCGGCTATTGTGGTAGTAATCCTGCCGCCTTTGGTGTAGGTGGTCGCGTATTTTTTCGCTCCCCAGGTCATAAATTCCGCATAACTATGCTCCTGCTCGTATACGCCCATATAATGTGTGTGCCCCTTGGGGTCTGTAGCACAGGCACCATTATCTTTTGCAAGCTGTTTCACGGCCTTGTTAAACTCCGTCAAGTCAATGTAGCCCATGTATTTGACGCTGTCGGTATCACAGTACACGCCATTTTTGCCTGCAGCCCATTGCGCGATCTTGAGGCGCTTGCGTGTGTGGGCCGTGGTCCAAACACCCCACTGATACGGCAAAAACAAATGCGGGCAGTGATCGTTATAACTGCCCTCCGGGTCATCGGTGCATTCGCTCCACAGTTCGTTCGGGTCGTCCTCGTCAAAAAGTGTGTCCAGCTGCAGCGGATCTTGTGCTGTCATGCCGTAATAACTGTTTAAGTCGCCTTTAGCTTTGACATAGTACAAGTCTTGCCCGGCCACGCCTTTGAGGGATGTTTTGCCGGTGTAGCTCTCTTTTACACAATCCGTCAGGGGCTTCGGCAGCTTACCATAATCGGACGTGTACAGGTCCAGCACATTGAGGGCATCCCAGTCATATTCCTTGGCAATAATCCGGAAATCAATATCTGTTATCGTGATCTCAAAATGATCTGCAGACAGCAAGCGGCCGTTGTCGTTTATATACCCCTCGCAGTGCCGGACCTTGGCAAGGGGAATGTACGGGAAGCCCCACCATTTATACCGTTGACGCAATCCTTTGACTTGCAATCGCATCAGGCAGGCTTTGCCGTGCCGCATACATTGCATGAGCCGCTGCACGGTGGCAGGCTCCTGCCGAAAAGGCGTCATCGGAAAATAGCATTCGCACTGCGCTGCAGGATAGGCGCTTGACATATCGACTGACCCGACGTTCTCAAGATGCAGCCCAACGTAATACCGATTTGCGTGGGTGTCACCGCCTCGAAATGCTTCTCGCAACATCTGGTATAGTTCCCAGCTCGGCAATAGGCGCTTAACACGGTTAATGCCCCATTTGTACATCGCTTGCCTCGCCATGCGTCGGACGTATCCGGTTCGGGTCAATGGCAGAGTGTACAGGTCGTCGCCGTCGCGCTCCATCTCGATCATCAGACACTCCACAATGCACCGCACGTCATTGATACAGTATGCTAATTCTGTAGATGTGAGCGGGGTCCAGGGATACCTGACTTTTGAGTAATCAAGGGTACCTGTTAATTTTGCATGAGGCGCACCCAGCTGCTTGCCCCATGCGTCAAGGGAAAGATTGCTGTGCCGCATACTGCACCGGTATTCTATCGCGCGGTTGTCACATTTCAGCACTCGGCGGGGCTTGCTTGCAAACACTTCACCGGGGCCAAAAGTCATGACCCCGGAAAGGTACTGAAATTCATGAGCAAGGTTATGCACATACATGCACAGATACCAGCTGCCTTGCGGCCCACTATTGGCCCGCAAGTAGTCGCTGATCGCGTCGGTAAAATGCAGCCATTCGTCCCAGGTGCGGCCTATGATGGTAACATCCAGGCCTAGCTGACATTGCCAGATATACATGATGGTATGGGGGTTGCCGTCAACGTCTGTACAAACTCGGCTGGTTTCGATGTCAAACGCACATGGCATATTGACATATAGGCGCTTTTTGTTCGTCTTGCGCTTTTTGCCTTTGGTGTGCTTGCAATCCAAGTGCTCCATGAGCCATGGCACAGGGTTGTAATTACAAGCCTCCACCAAAACCTCCGCGCAAGTCGGCAGAGCTGCTGCCGTCGCTATAGTCCCAGTCTTTACCATAACTAACCTCGCCTTGCTGCCATTTGACAAAATCGTCAATGCTGACATTATAACCGCCTTTTTCGCGCCAGTACATGAATGGCTGATCTGACGGATAATAATACACACCGGAGGCCTTGACGATCTCCCACCATTCGGACAGGGCCGTGTACTGATCTTCCGGGACCTCGGACACATCAATGCCTCCGACTTTCATTTTTGCCTCGAATTCTTCGCGGGCTCCGCCCACAGTGGACCCCTTGGCGCGGACAAAACGCGCAACATCTGCAAGGGCTTGTTCTAGCGCCTTCCGATCTCCGCGCATCGCTTTGATGGTCGGAAAGCCTCCGGCAAATTCCTTATAAATGTCACTCGTGTTGCTGATAGGGTCCTTTGACAGTCGCTTGATACGTTTCTGTGCAATGTCACGCAATCGCGTGTATTCTTTGCGCATTTCACTATCTGGCCAGGATTCCAGAGCATACGGGGTATATAATTCGGGGTCATATTTAAGGGTTGCTCTTGCTTTAGCTGCGCCTACGGCCATGCTTTTCACGTTCCTTTCTATCCAATATCATCAGATACCAGTCAAGAGGATCTGTTTCAATGCCAAGATACCTAAATAGGGCCTTTGCCCAGTCGGAACAAAAAAACTTTGCGTCCTTCTCAATCACTCCGCTGTATACAATAGCCATTGCAAGGCCCTCAAAGGGGTCATCACTCACCAGCAGTATAGATTTGTTATTGCATTTCATGGTGATCTCCTATAACAAATAATGGCCACAGCACAAGTGCTGCGGCCACCGGTCAAAATTAAACCAAGTTCAGGGACAGGACCTGCCCCTTCTTGGTGCTAATCAGCACGGGCTTAATCTTCACAGGTTCGGCCCAAGTGTCGGGGGTGCCCAGCAAGGTAAACATGCGTTTGAGCGACTGGTAAACACCGACGGACACACACGCATACGACTGGCCATCCTCCGTGATGAGGACGATACGCGGGGCGATCACCTTGCCCTCCGGTGCATCCTCCTTGCTGACCTCCACGCATTCCACGGACACATGCACCAAGGACAGCACCTCGTTGACATGCTCTTTCAGCTTGTTTACGGGGTTGCTGGTGGCATTATAAAACGTAACTGCAGCATTGCGGTCGGTCAGATTCATATCGGTGTAACCGACGCCGGTGTTCATCACATCAGATACCATCATGACGCCCTTGTTTTCGGACTTGGTCATAGCTTCGGACATAATACATAACTCCTTTCAATAGGGCCCTGTCATCATCAGTACCGGGCGGGCGGTCCCGGTAGACGGCCCTTTTTGGGCCGTTTCGACTTAATCAGTCGCTGTAGTATTCACGGTAGCAGGATGCCACAACGTCACGGACCTTGGCGGCACCCTGATACATCAACTTGGAGGACAGGCAGGTATCTTTGAATCCCTCAAAAATATCTACTTGCTCTTCGCAGTGGGTGAGGGCCTGACGGAATCCGGCAAGCCAGGCACTTTTGCGGGCATCGCGGGGATCCTCATATTCACAGCACGACACCCGGCCGTCGGGGTGAATCTCAACGATGAACTTGCGCATATTCATTTGATGAACCTTCTTTCTTTACGCTTGCCATAATCAAGGCTTTTGGTCTTTCAGGGCTAATATTAACTTGGTGATCTTGGAATCATCGGCGCAAATAAACATATGGTCAATGATTGATTCGTAGTACACACGGGGCATGGACCGTAATTCACCGGTCCAGAGGGGTAGGTTTCCTCTCGTTGCGCTAAACACGCTGACCAGAATGTCAGGTGGTAGATTGTAACAGAGGGTGTAAAAATCCTGGGGGGTGATAGTACCCGTCTTCATGTTTCACATCTCCTTAAATTCCCACTCGGCATTTAAGGGCTCTTCAAAATCGGGGTTGCTTCCGATGCATGCATCGGTGGTATAGTCGATAATGTAGGGAACATCCTTAACCAGGTAATTGCCATCTGCATCACGGTCAAGGGACCCTGCATTCAGGTACTCTTCCACAAAATCAAGGCCGGTGTCCTTGTCGTACAGATGGACCTCTGCAGTGTTGCCAAATGCGTCTTTAATAATCATGGTAGATATCTCCTTTCATCCAAGGGCTGATCTGGATGGGCCCGGTCGGGGCCATCCGGTGTGGCATCTTTCTTGGTACAATTATAGTATACCACATTCTATATTGCATATGTTGCTATATAACATTGTAAATATTGCTAATCATCGAAATCATCGTTGTTTACTCCTCTCAAAATATCAATCACGGCCCCAAGGACCCACAGCAGACTAAGCATGTTTTACATCTCCTTTCTAAGTGATATTATAGCACAAGTTATTTCATAATCATTACTAGATCATACCCATTCCCCTACCCTG